TGACTCATGCCGCCGATGTCCTTCGCGCCCGGATAGGCGGCGGTGATCACAGCGTTCTCGACCTGGTCGAGCGCGTCCCAGAGCGCAGCGATCGCGAGGTCGAAGCTCTGCATCTGCGCGGGCGCCGACCCGTCGACGACGAGCGTCACGGGCCAGTCGGCAGAGATCGCGTCGGGCAGGAGCTGCAGACCGGGCATGTCGATGTAGACGCACGGCGACGCGACCGTGTTCGGCGGATACCGGTGCACGCGCCATGACGGCAGGAGTGCGACCGCCGCGACGATCGCGTCGCCGAGCGCGTTGCGGGTGTCCTCGATCACTGAGGTCGCCATGGTCAGCCGATCCCGTACCGGTGCGCGTACGGGGCGAGCAGACCCTCGACGCCCTTGAGCGGGTCGGTGCCGATGCGCACCGGGCCGACGTCCGACTCGGACCAGGTGTTGAGCACGCCGAACGGTGCATCTTTGCGCCGGTACAGCTCGATCGTCACCTGCACGCACGCGTCGGTGACCGGGCCCGGTGCGGGTGCGATCAGCGGGTCGTCAGCCCTGTCGAGGTAGGTGTCCACGAGCAGGACCGCCGACGTCGCGATGCTCTCGATTCTGTCCGCGTCCACGTCGGTCGCGTCCAGGCGCATGACGTCGAGCGCTCCCTGCGCGATCGACGGCACGTCCGCCCACAGCGGCACGACGCTCGGTTGCGTCGCGCCGCCTGGCAGACCGATCACGCTCACGACGTCGGCTCACCCTTCGGCTCGGGTTCGGGTGTCGGCTCAGACTCAGGCTCAGGGTCTGGCACGATCGGCGGGTCAGGGTGCAGGACGGACGGCGGATAGGAACCATCCCAATACGTCGTCACTTGACCGACCGTGCTCGCCTCGTGGCGGTTGCGCCGCTCGACTCGATCTTGACCACGCCGTCACCCTTGGCGGCAGGAGTGCCGCCAGGGCCCGCCTCCGTGGTCGTCGGACGGTAGAACACGTTCGATGTCGCGACGGCGACCTGACGACCGAGCAGCGACGGCTCGACCGCCTCGAGCACCGGGTACGTGTACTCGTACGCCTCGATCCCGTAGGAGTTGCCGACGTAGAACGACCCGTCCGTGATCGCCGGAGTGACGACGCCCGTGAGCCCGAGACCCGAGATCACGAACGAGCTCGGCGAGCTCGTGCCGTTCGCGTTGACCGCGTTATCGAACGGGAACAGCGGACGCAGCGCGAGGTCGGTCAGACCGCCGAGCCGAGCCCAACCCTCCGGGCCCATGGCAATCCACTCCGGCAGCGCACCCGTGTTCGTGAACACGAGCGCGGCGGCGTCGAAGATGGCTTGGCGCACGTCGTCGGCTGCAGCCGAATCGGACAGCGGGATGACGGCGGTCGTCTTGTCGATCTCGGCGACGAGCGCCGCCTCCGTCTTGGCGGCGACCCGCGCCAGGAGCTGCGAGACGACGATGTCCAGGGCGCCCGCGATGAACGAGATCGCCTGCTGCGAGACGTTCAGGTACCCGCCGACGGTGGTGAGCTGCAGCGGGTCGGCGGCGATGTTGAACGCCTGCGATGCGAGCTCCTGCTTCTCCTTGGCCTGGATGTCAGCGCCCGTCGCGAAGTTCACGTCAACCAGTCGCGGGCGCATGAACGACATCGAGTCGGGCGACGCCTGCACGCCGATCAGGGACAGGAACGGGCGACCCTTCGGGCGCAGGTCGATGATCGGGCCCGTGACCGGCGAGACGATCAGACCGCCGAACCCGCCCGCTGTCGCGACGGTGACCTCGGCCTTGGTGCCCATGTGCTGCGCGGCGCGCTGCTGAACGGCGCTGTACCGGATACGTGCGTCGCGGTCGTTCTGGTGCAGCACGTCCCAGAGCAGCTCACCGGCTGACCGGTAGCTGTGCCCGTTGACGACGTCGCCGCTGAACGCCTCGACCCGCTCACGGGTGGCAGCGGCGAGCGCGATGTTCTGCGTCGTCTCGTCGAGCTGCGCGTCGAGCGTCTTGATCCGCTCGCGGTACGTCTGCAGCGACTTGATGTCCGCTTCGGTCAAGTCCCGCTTCTGCTCGATGGCGACGGTCTCGATACCGGCCATCTTCTGCTCGGTCGCGGCCCGCTCGTCGAGCAGCCTCTTGGTCATAACATCGCCCATGGCGCACCCCGTTCACAACGTCGTCGTTGTGAGGGGGGTGTCGTCTTTGCGCCCGAGGTGGCTGCTATTGGTGCTACGCAGTGGGGTCGGACTTTGCGAGCGGTGGGGCCCTCGTGTCGCTGACTACGTTAGACCCGCTTCAGCCGGCGCGGTAGCCCGCGATCCCGGCCCAGCGCTGCCCTGCGTCGATCAGCTCGTGCACCGAGCGCAGGAGCTCGGCCTGCGCGTCGAGCTCGGCACGTGCCGCACGGTCGGCGTCGGTCTCCTCGAGATCCTCGTCGGTCAGGTTCCGCACGACGAGCAGCCGCGCGTCGGCGTACGCGCCCTCGGGTACGGCGGCGACGTGGTCGAGCACGGCAGAGCGCCGGATGACGTGCGAGCCCTCGTGCTCACTGAACGGCTTCGGGACCACGGACAGGAACCCGATCGAGATCGACTGGTGCGAGCTCGTCATGGCGTCGCGTGCCGCGTCGACCTTGGACGGGTCGAGCTTGATCCGCCCCCATAGACCCTGCTCGCGGTCCTCGAGGTGGGTGAAGACGCCGAGCCGGTCGCCGAACGCGTGGCTGTGCCCGTAGGTGTACGGGATGCGCCCCGGTGCACGGCGCGCCCGGTCGAAGGCACCCGGTGCGAACTCCTCGACGTAGTGCACGAGCTCGTCGCCGCGCCGCTCGACGATCGGTGTGCGCACGCCGTACGGGACGAGCAGACCCTCGGCGGTGCCCGCGTCCTCGTCGACGGCAAGATCGGCAGGGATGGCGCGTGCGTAGAACCTCGGCTGGTCGGTCATGCTCCTGCGCCTCCTGTGTTCGTCTGCACGGGTCGTCCTGGTGTGCCGAACGGCACGACGTTCGCCTCGGGTGGTGTGCTCGGCTGCGCGCCCGAGATCGCCGCCGCTGGCACCTTCGGGTCGCCGGAGTACCGCTCGAGCACCCGAACCTCCTCGGGCAGCAGCACGCCCGAGCCGATCAGCATCGAGTACGCCTGCGCCCGCTCGAACATGCCAGGCCGGATGTACTCGTCGCGGTTGAGCTCGATGCCCGAGCCGCGCGGGAGCAGCCATCCGGACAGCGCCGCCATGACGGACGCCGCCTTCGGGCGCAGACCGGCACGCCAGTGGAAGTCGAAGATGTTCGTCGAGTTGGTGTAGGTCGACGGGTCGCCTGAGGGCAGCGCGAGCAGGGTCGGCGGCACGCCGAGCAGGACCGAGAGCCGTGCCTCGTTGAACCGCTGCAGGTCGGTCAGCGCCATATCGCGCACGCCCGAGGTCTGCGCGTCGAGCTCGGCGCCGTCGGCCAGGATCGCGGGCACCGCGAGCGCGGAGCGTCGCGCCTCGACGTAGTCGGCCTGCATCTGACGCATCTGCGCGCGGCTCACCCGCTTCGGGTAGCGGATCACAGCGGGCGGCAGACCGCCGTTGTCGGCGAGCGAGGTCGAGTAGCGGGCGAGAGCGTCGACCGCGAGCAGCCGTGCGCCCGCCGCCTCGAGCGGACCGTGCCCGCGCAGGTCGCCAGGCCAGGACGCGTACCGGATGTGCAGCACGTCGCCCTCTGGCTGCTCGTCCCCGGCGATGCTGTAGACGCGCCGACCCGCGACGAGATCGACCTTCACGAACGCAGGGTTCACCACCATGAACCGCATCGGGTACCCGGTGTCCGCGTACCGGGCGGTCGCCGCGATGAACGCTTCCCCGGTCGCCTCGAACGACCAGAACAGCTCCTTGGCGAACTCCGTCCACGACGTGTACACGAGCGGCTCGGGGTTCTCGAGCCAGGGTTGCGAGGGCTGCGGCTCGGCGCCCTTGACGATGTACGGCGGCATCGTCGACAGGATGCTCGCGTTCAGGTCGACGGCGGCGTACACGACATCTGCGAGCCGCCCCCAGGCGCCCATGAGCCCGCTCGGCGCCTCGCCCGCCACCCTCCAGGGTGGGGTGCTCCACCCGTCCGGCCAGCCGGACCATGCCGAGACCGGGGGAGGTCCGAACGAGCCGTTCGGCCCGAGCACGTGCGTGTTGCCGTACCCGTCGCTCGCGTCCGGCCCGACGCTGATCGGGTTGTACGTACCGGGCGGGTTGACCGTCGTCGGCGGCGGGTTCACACCGGGCGGCTGACCGTTCGGCGGCTGGTCGCGCGGCGGCAGGCTGCGCTCGTGTCCGGCGATCCGGTAGCCGTCGCGTCGCTGCGTCATGCTCGGCTCCTTGGTACGGCGACGACCCTGGTGAACGCACCGCGCTCGAGTAGCTCGTTGGGACACGTGCCGCGCACGCCTGCCACATGCCCGCCTATGCCGTGACAGAACGGGCACTCACGATCTAAAACATCTAAAACCGTCATCTCGTCCTCGTCTCGTCGCCCATGAACACGGGACCACTACCGGGTTGTGCCGCCTCGGCGACCGCCCACATCGCCGCCCGCGCCAGGTCGACCCGCTGGAACCGGTGCGCCAGGGTGACGCCGCTCGTGGTGCGGGTGACCTGCGCCGTCAAGAGCTGGTGCACGAGATCGGGTGCGTCGTCGTCCACCACGAGCCGGCGCTCACGCAGGAGCGAACGGAACAGCGGCAGCGCGTGACGCACCTCGAGCGCCCCGCGCGGCTCCGGGGTGACGACCAGCGACTCGCACCTCGGGTCGACCACGAGGGACGCCCCGACGAGCACCCGCCCGCCGAGCAGACGCGGATCGGCCAGGAACGCGTCCGCGTAGTCCCATGCCTGCGCACGCGTCTCGGTCAGCATCCCGGTCACCCGCACGACGCCGTCGCTGTCCTGCTCGGCGACCGCCACGCACGCCGACGTCCCGAACGCGTCCTCGATCACGAGCACCGGATCGACGTACCCGAGCGGGCCCGCGCCCGCCGACGCCGCGAGCAGGTCCGGATCGACGAGCAGGTTCGCCTCGTCCGGTGTGCGCGGCTTCGGCCAGCGGTTCAGGTACTGCGTCACGAACGTCAGCGGGTCCTTGGCGAGCTTGGACGCCAGCATGGTCTCGCGCTGCGCCGTCCACACCGGTGACGCCATGCGCCACAGCTCCCGGTCGGCGAGCTCGGTCGCGTCCTCAGGCACCGACCACTCCACGACGAGCAGGTCGAGCGGGTCGTCGAGCTGACCGATCGCCTCGTGCCGCATGTCGAGCACGTACGGTGTCGCGTCCTGGTGCGCCGTCGACGTCACGAGGAGCTGCGGGCACGCCGCCCGGAGCTGCGTCGGCTCGACGTGGTCCCGCACATGCTGCGCCTTGAGCGACCACGCCTCGTCGAGCACGGCCAGGTTGACCGTGTACCCGTGCGTCGCGACCACGGGCGCCACGAGCCACCTGCAGTCACCCGGTGCATGGATGCCCGAGTACGCGACGCCGCTGTACGTCTTCCAGCCCTGCGCCTGCGCCCATGACTTAGCCGGTCGCTGCACCTCCGTGGCCAGCTTCTGCGTCGTCGCGCTCGAGAGCACGAGCTGCGGCACGTTGCCGAACAGCTCCGGGTGCAGCGTGCGGAACAGCGCCAGCGCCCGCACGACGTAGGACTTGCCCACCTGAC